AACGGCGCAGAAAACAGGAAGCGCCGCAGACAGAGCGGCGAGAGCGCGCGGTGAAATGGATAGCTACATGCGGAAATTGCGTGACCAGTCCAGTAAAAACCGCAAAGCAGCAGAAAACAAGGCGTTTTCCAATGCCTTTGTAACAGCGCAAAAGTCCGGCGCGTTGGAAGTTACGGTAAACGGAAAGAAATACCGCAGGGCTAACAAGCGCAGCGGTACATGGCGTCCGGTATGATTAACTTCGAAAATCTCGACAAGTTCACATTCCCCGGCGTTGGAAAGTACGACATTCCGCAGATCGAGCCGGTCAAGGCATACCCACAAGGTGAGTTTATCCCCGTGAATTACCATTACACTGCGAAAGACACGAAAAGCAAGATCGTGCATTTCTTCGTGGACGATTATCAATTCATTCGGTATTGGAACACACCTGACAAGTACATTCCGCAACTGTCGCAGTTTGCGGCGGTGTGCGCACCGGACTTCTCCACCTACACGGATATGCCGATGGCGATGCAGATATACAATCATTACCGCAAGCACTGGTTGGCGGCGTATTGGCAAATGCACGGCATGACGGTTTATCCAACGATCTCCTGGAGCGACGAGAATAGTTATGATTGGTGCTTTGACGGCGAGCCTATCGGCGGCGTGGTGGCTGTTTCCTCGGTAGGCACACAGCAAAACAAAGAAAGCAAGCGCCTGTTTCTGCGCGGCTATGAGGAAATGATGAAACGGCTTTCACCGGAATGGGTGATATTCTACGGGAAAGTGCCGGAGGAATGCGACTGGAATGTAATTCGAGTAAAGCCGCACTATGATGAGATTGTGAAACGGAGGAAAGCAAATGAAATATCCGTTTCGGCCGGAAATACTTGATGCCCTTCCCGAAGAACTTGCGGAACTATTCCGCGGGCTGGAAGATACGCTTCTCAATGAGATTTGTAGTCGTCTTGCACTGAAAGATCAGCTGAACGAAGTGACGGTTCAGGCAATCCGGTCGCTTCGGTCGCACGGCATTGACACAAAGGATATCGAAAAGGCGATTCGAAAGACCGCTGGGATCAGCGAAAAGAAACTGAGCGATCTATTTGACGATGTGATAGCCAGAAATCAAAAGTATTACACTGAGGTTATCGACCTTGCAGGGCTGACACAGCCTGAAACGCTGGTGAGCGTAGAAGACACGTGGGCGGTTTACGAACAAACTCGGCAAACGTTGCGAAATATCACGCAGTCTATGGGCTTTCTGGTAAACAATGGGCGGACGAGGCTCCCGCCTGCGCGTGCATATCAGTGGGCGTTGGATTCTGCTGTTATGCAGATTCAGAGCGGGGCGATCAGCTACAATCAGGCGATAAAGTCTTCGGTGCAACAGCTTGCAGGTGGGCTGAAAGTCGTGAACTACGAAAGCGGACACGCTGACAACATCGATGTTGCTGTTCGGAGAGCTGTCATGACCGGCGTGAATCAGATCTGCGACCAGTACACAAACCAAAGCGCAGAGTACCTTGATACGAGATACTTTGAAGTGTCTGCGCACGCTGGGGCGCGTGACAAGCCGGGTGCTTCGCCGTGGTCAAGCCACAAAGACTGGCAAGGGAAAGTCTATTACCAGAGTGAAAGCGGCGAACCTGACCCGCTGGGGCTTTACGATGACCTTGTGGAAACGACCGGTTACGGATATGTTGACGGTCTGACAGGCGCAAACTGTAGGCATCACAAATACCCGTTTGTTCAGGGAGTTTCGGAACGAACTTACACAGACGAACAGCTCAAGCATATCGACGATGGTCTTGGCTGCACGTTTGACGGAAAGACTTACACGGCCTATGAAGCGACGCAGATGCAACGCCGAATAGAACGGCAAATCCGCGCGCAGAAGAAGCTTAGAAACGCATACAAAGAAGCTGGGCTTTCCGAAGACGCGACCGCCGCAAACATAAAGCTTCGGCGGCTGAACGCAGAATATAGCAGGTTCAGCAAGGCCGCAGGGCTGCCGGAACAGCGTGAGCGGACAAAGGCCCTATACACAGATGCAAAATCCGAGGCTGCGGTCAGTGCGGCGAAAGCAGCAAAACCAATCACGAGGCTGCAAGAAACGCTGGATGTGAAAGCAGGGATTGTGAATGGCGTTGTCCCGAAAGGGTCAGAAATTGGGTCTATTCGAGAAATAGCCGGTGGAGGGTCCGGGAAGCAGCTAAAGGTCGCGAGCTTCCTTTCTGAAAACTACGGCGGGGAACCGTTGCAATGGCGGAAAATTGGCGGTATAATACAAACGGACAATTTCCAGTATGATGTTCACTGGTTTGAATGCAACGAGAAACACTTCGAAGAAAAGCTGAAAGGGGTGAAGAAGAAATGAAGGTGAGATATAAAGGAACGACGTTCGGCGGCGGGGTTCTCGGGCTGACGGATGGGAAAACCTATGAATGCGTGGGGGTCGAATATGATTTGCTCCGCATCATCGATGATGAGGGGGAGGATTACCTTTATTCCGCTTCGGCCCCTGCACCGCTCAATGGCAAAATCAAGCCGGGCAAATGGGAAGTGGTAGAAGATGACGATCAGGGAACGCTTTCAAGACTGATTTCTAAGGAGAATGCATGATTGACGAAAAACTGAAATCCGCTATTGAGCGGGCGCTTGCCGCCGGGTTCCGCGTCCAGCTAAAGCGCATGAAGGACGGAACAGTAAAGGCGCAGATCATCAAGGCGGAAGAACTGAAAAAATAATACAGATACCGCAGCGCAATTGAGCGCGCGGAATGGCACGATGAGCCAACTGACTACGATTTGTTGTCGGTTGGCTCTTTTTATTTATCAACACTGTCCGACAGGACGTTAAACAAGGAGATTTTTATGACAGAAGAAACCAACGTGCAGGGCACGGGAATCACTGCTCCTGAGCAGGAAAAGACGTTCACGCAGGCCGACGTTGACAAGATGATTCAGTCGAGGCTTGACCGAGAACGGAAGAAATACCCCAGCGAGGAAGAAATCACCGCATACCGGACATGGAAAGACAGCCAGCAGACCGAACAGGAACGGCAGGCCAAGCAGGCGAAGGACCTTGCGGACAGCAAAGCTGCTTTGACTGCATCGCAGGCAGAGGTCGAGCAGCTGCGGCGCGACAAGTATGTGTTGAGCAAGGGCTTGACCGGCGAGGATGCCGAGTTTATCGCGTTCAAGGCGATGAAGATGGTCAACGACAAGACCACGTTTGAACAGGCTGTCGACGAGCTTACAGCGAATCGCAAGAAGGCGACGTTCGACTGGACAGCACCGGCAGGCGGTGGAACCAAAGAAACAAACATGAACAGCACGATGAACGCCCTGATTCGGGGCGCTCTGAAATAACGAAGGGAGAATCATATGCCGAATATTATTGACAGAAATGCACTTTCCGGTCTTATTCCGGAGCCTGTAACCCGCGAGATCATGCAGGGCGCTATCGCGGAATCCGCAGTCCTGCGCATGGGTAAGCGACTGGCGAATATGTCCAGCAAGACGCAGACCATCAACGTCCTGGACGCGCTGCCCTCTGCGTACTTCGTCAACGGCGAAGCAACTGATACCGGAGCCGGTGAAGCTTTCAAGCAGACCACGAAGATGGCGTGGGACAAGAAGAAAATCTATGCCGAGGAAATCGCAGTTATTGTCCCCATCCCCGAAGCAGCACTGGATGACGCAGATTATGACATCTGGGGCGAGGTTCGCCCGAGACTGACTGAGGCGTTCGGTAAGGTCATCGACGCGGCAATCCTCTTTGGCACCAGCAAGCCTAGCACTTGGCGCGACGGCGTTGTTCCTTCGGCCATCGCTGCCGGTAACGGCGTACCCGTCGGCACAAGCGTCTTTGACGACATCATGGGCGAGAACGGCCTGATCGCGAAGGTCGAGCTTGACGGATTCAATCCGAACGGCGTTATGTCCGCTATCCAGATGCGCGGGAAGCTGCGTGGCCTCAAGGACACGACCGGCCAGCCCATCTTCAAGTCCGATATGCAGGGCGCGACCCGCTATGGCCTTGACGGCATGGATATGTACTTCCCGATGAATGGCGCGTTTGACCCGAATCAGGCACAGATGATCGTCGGCGATTGGAGCCAGCTGGTGTACGCCATTCGGCAGGATATGACCTTCAAGATCTTCACCGAGGGCGTGATTCAGGATCCGACCACCAAGGCCATTACCTACAACCTGATGCAGAACGACATGGTTGCGCTCCGCGCTGTCATGCGTCTGGGCTGGGAAATCGCGAACCCGGTCAACGCCTACAACGTGGACAAGACCACTCCGTTCCCGTTCTCCGTCTACGGCAAGGCAGGCACGGTCTCGACCGTGACCGTTACCCCCTCGACCGCGACGGTCAGCAAGGGTGACAGCAAGGCGTTCTCCGCCTCTGTGACCGGTGAAGGTATCGTGAGCGGTGACGTCACGTGGAGCATCAACAGCACGAAGTCCAGCATCACGGACGACGGCATCCTGACTGTTGGTTCCAGCGAGACCGGCTCCAGCATCACGGTAACGGCGAAGTCCAAGCAGAACGAGAACAAAACCGGCACGGCAACTGTGACGGTCGGCTCGTAAGGATTGAATAGGAGGCGGCACGAATGACTTATTCGGATTATGAGTTTTACTCCGGCTGCTATCTCGGCACCGTAGGAGAGGAAGATTTTGAACGTTTGGTGATTCGTGCCAGCTCTTTCCTCGAGTATTACACACAAGACCGTGTGAAAAACTTTGCAGACTTCGACGCGGTGAAGATGTGCTGTTGTGCGCTGGTTGATCAATACAAGCTCATTGAAACGGCGCAGGAACTTGCTAGAAAGAACGTCGACGCCGGGCTTGCATCCGACGGTGCAGAAGTGCAGAGCGAGACCGTAGGCGGCTATTCACGGACCTTGAGAAGCGGCGGGGATTCTTCACTTGCCGCGCTCAAAGCTGCGTCAGAAGCGAAACAGGCGCTTGCTGGTGTTGTTCGCGAATACCTCGCGCATACCGGACTTCTCTACAGAGGGAGGTGCTTTTCATGTATGCCCCACACACCGTAACGATCTACAACGTTACGCAGGAAACTGACCCGGAGACGTTCAAGGATGTGCGGAAATGCTACATCACGGTCATGCGGGGCGTCATGCTGCAAGCGTCTAAGGCGGCGAACGTCCGCGCCAGCGGTCTTGAAAGCGCCGATGCGGTCAACCTGTACATTCCGTTCTCCGCGCCTGCTGTGGACGGCGTGACAGGAATGGAGAAGCGCTACGTCGGGCCGCAGGAATTTTGGCGTGCAACTGATAAAAGCAAAATCTGGACACTTTCTACAGACGGTAACGGCGGCACAACCTTCTTTGTGAAGGGCGAAGTAGTCGAGCAGGACAAGACGGAAGAACAGATCGAGATGCTTTACGATGATGTGTACAAAGTGACAAAGGTGGACATGAAGGACTTCGGCAGTCCATCTATGCAGCACTGGCAGGTCGGAGGCTCGTAATGCTGAAATTCAGCGTAAAGGCAGACGGATGTGACGCGCTGCAGGAAAAGCTCGCGCAGGCCTGCACCAAAGCAGAGCATATTGTTGCAACGCAGGTGCGGAAGGACACAAGCCCATATGTGCCGTTCTTGACTGGGTCTCTCGACGAGAGAACGCAGGTTGTGGGAAATGCTGTTGTCTACCCCGGCCCGTATGCGCGATTTTTGTACTACGGGAAAGTCATGGTGGATCCGGAGACCGGGAGCACATACGCGCCGAAGGGCGGCACGAAAGTGCTAACCGACAAAAACCTTGTGTTTAACAAGTCCGGACACGCACAAGCACAGTCGCACTGGTTCGAGGCGTCCAAAGCCGAAAACCTTGATAAATGGATCCGTGTTGCGGATAAGGCGGTGAAAAATGGCCTCTGAAAAGCAAAGAAAACTGGTATCCGCGGAGGAAGAGCAGGACATTTCCAGAAAAATGATGATTTGGGCAAACGCCTTTTCCGATGACGACATGCCAGCTGCAACGATTAACTATGAATTTCTCGCTGCGGATTCTGCAAGTATGGCGCTGTCCACTATTCAGGGCGCGTATATCACGCAGAAATACATCCTCGGCGGGCATGAAGCGGAATACCAATTTAAGATCATCGCCCGCATTATTCCCGGAAACAGCAACGACAAGCGCCTGAAATGTGACGCCATGCTGAATCGTTTCGGGGACTGGGCGATGCAAAACCACCCGGCTCTGGGCAACGGAATGCGCGTCAGGCGTGTGGAAGCGTCCAGCCGCGCGGCAATGTTCGCCCGGTACGAAGATGGATCAGAAGACCATCAAATTCTTATGAAACTGACATATGAGGTGATTTAATTATGGCAGACATGACATTTAATACCACTGCTGGCCAGACCATTGACCGCGAATTGCTGATCGCGTACCTGAATACCGGCGAGGCGTCTACGCCTGTCTGGTCTCCGTTCGGCAAGCGCGTCACGGATTCCAGCATGGAGTACGACTGGCAGGAAGATTCCAGCAAGGATATCCTCGGGACTACAAGAACCACCATGAAGAAGCCCATCATCACGCAGAGCTTTGACCCGTGCGAGCTGGACGCAGGAGACGCGGCGCTTGTCAAGCTGTGGAACCTGGCTGTCAAAGACCAGGACGCAGCAGCACTGGCGAATCAGGACGTTCTTATCGTCCATTTTTACGCAGGCACGGCCAAGACGGCTGTTTTTGCGGAGCGCTACGACGGAACAATGGTCAAGCCCGCGAGCCTCGGCGGCGAGGGGGGCGGATTTGTCGGCATGCCGTTCGACGTGACGCTCGGCGGCACGCGCACGACTGGCACGGCTGCGATCGGCAGCAACGGCGCAGTCACGTTCACGGCGGATTCTGCGGCGTAAGGAGGGACGCTAAATGGCAGACATCAGATTTGATACTGGCGTTCAGTCCTTCCAAATTAACGGAGGCGTGAATGTAGAGTTCAACCCTACCGACAGCGAATTTGCAAAAAAGCTGTTTTCGCTGTTTGAAGAGTTGGAAGCCAGACAGCATGAATACGCAAAACGCGCCGAAAACGAGGCGGACCCGAAAAAAATTCTCGATTTGGCAGATCAGTTCGATAAGGAGATTCGCGAAAAAATCGACGCGATCTTCGGAAAGCCAATTTGCGCCGATGTATTCAAAACGAATGTTCTGGCGCTGGGGGATGGCCTCCCTGTGTGGGCAAACCTGATGCTTTCAGTTCTTGACCAGATGGATACCGGCTTTGATGTCCAAAAAGCAAAAACGAACGCCCGCGTCAAACAGTACACGGAAAGATGGGCGAGAAGAAAACGCTGATTTACGCGCTTCCGACGTCTGCGGAGATCAACGGGACGACATATCAGATCGAGTCGGACTATAGGGCGGTGCTGGATATCCTCACCGCCCTTGTTGATAACGATCTGGACGAGCAGGAAAAGGCACTTGTTTCTTTAGGCATCTTTTATCCGGACTTCGACGAAATGCCCGTAGAAGACTATCAAGAGGCGCTGAATCAGTGCTTCCGTTTTATCGACATGGGAGAAGAGCGGAAGGAGAAGAAACGCGAACCAGTTCTGATGTCTTGGGAGCAGGATTTTAACATGATCATTGCCCCCATTAACCGCATCGCCGGGTGCGAGGTGCGGGCCCTCGAGTATGTCCACTGGTGGACGTTTCTTTCGTGGTACAGCGAGATTGGGGACTGCTTCTTTGCGCAGGTGGTTCGCATCCGCGGCAAAAAAGCACACGGGAAGTCTCTGGACAAGCAGGACAGAGAGTTTTACCGGAGGAACAGGGATGTTATCGACCTGAAAACAACGTACACAGAGGCGGAAAAGGACGTTCTCGCTGCATGGGGCATCTCAAAATAAGGTGGTGAAAAAATGGCGGATGGGAAAATCGTTGTGCAGGCGGAAGTTGATGCAAAAAAAGCACAACGGGAGCTTGACAAACTTACGGCAAGAATCGACAAGCTGGAAACCGACCTGAAAAAGAGCAGCGGAGAGCAAAGCGGGATCAAGGCGCAGCTTGACGCGGCAAAGGAATCCGCAAAACAGGCAGAAACTGCGTTGAAATCGTTGCGCGCTGAATCTGAACGGCTGCGGCAGGTCACATCCGGCGAGGTGTCTGCATCGCCTGATGCGTATATTTCTGCATACAGTCGGCAATCCGAAGTTGCTGCACAGATCAAGGAACAGGAAGCGCTTCTGAAAGAGCAAGACAAGATCGTTGAGAGCTTGGACAGCAAGTACGCAAAAATTACGGACAAGGTAATGGAGCAGACCTCCGCGCTGGATGCGGCGAAGACACGCGCAGGAGAGCTGACGCGAGAGATCACAAACGCAAGCGGCGCGTCTGAACGAATGGAGCTTGCCGCAAAAAATGTTTCCGACAGCAGGAACACGTTCAGCAGGCGTGTTTCCGGGCTTTTTAAGCGTGTCCTTGTATTCTCTCTGATTACCAGAGCTCTGCAAAGCCTGCGGACATGGCTCGGAAAAACAATCATGCAGAACGATGCGGCGCGTGCAGCGGTTGCGCGGCTTAAGGCTGCGTTTTTGACGCTGGCCCAGCCGATTCTTCAAGTCGTGATCCCCGTTTTTGTGAAGCTTGTGAATATCCTCACGCAAGTTGTTACTGCGATTGCAAAGTTCTTCGGCATGCTGTCCGGTAAAAGTTGGGGCGCGCAAGTCGCAGCGGCCAAAGGGCTGAATGCGGAAAAAGAAGCAATCGAGGGGGTAGGCTCCGCAGCCGAAGACGCCAGCAAGAGCATGGCAAGCTTCGATGAGATCAACCAGATTACCAGCAATCAGGCATCTGGAGGCGGAGGCGGCGCAGGCGGGGCGGCGTCTACGGATATCGCGCCGGATTTCGCAAATCTCGACATGGCAGAGGACAAGCTCCACGACATTCTCGGCTTGGTAGGAGCGATTGCAGCAGGGCTTCTGGCATGGAAAATTGCGAGCTTGTTCACGAACGACCTGAGCAAGATTTGGGGTATCGCCCTTGCTGTTGCCGGGGCGTTTGCGCTTGTATACTTCTGGCTGGATGCTTGGAATAACGGGATTGATTTACAAAACTTCCTCGGGATGCTGGCAGGGCTTGCCGCGCTTGCAGTTGGACTTGCAATCGCCTTCGGACCAATCGCAGCAGGAATTGCGCTCGTTGTAGGCGGTCTTGCCATGCTGGTTGTTGGTATCAAGGACGTTATTGAAAATGGCTTCAATTTAGTAAATACGCTTACGATCATCGCAGGGCTGCTTGCCGCCGGTATCGGCATTTCGATTCTGACGGGTAGCTGGATCCCACTCCTGATTGCGGGATTTGTTGCCGCTCTGGTTGCACTTGTTTCCTTTACCGGACATGGCGAAGAACTAATCGAAGGCCTGAAAAATATCATAGACGGATTCGGTAAATTTTTCAAGGGTGTGTTTACGGGTGACTTGAAGCTTGCCGCAGAAGGCGCGAAACAAATTTGGGAAGGGCTTAAGCAGACGTGGAATGCCATCATAAACTCCATCAAATATGCATGGGATATGTTCATTACATGGTTACAATCAAAAAGCCCCATGCTCGCGGCGATTTTCCAGACATACGGAAACTTTATATCCGGCCTATTCAACAGTATAAAGCAGTGGCTAAGCGGAATCATCGAGTTTATCAGCGGCGTTTTTACCGGAGACTGGGCAAAGGCGTGGGAAGGCGTAAAGGATATATTTAAGGGAATCTGGAATGGAATCATTACCGCTGTTGAATATGCGATAAACTTTATCATCAACGGTATAAACCTCCTAATCTCCGCGCTGAATACCATTCATTTCGAGGTTCCTGATTGGGTTCCTCTAATTGGCGGTAGTTCTTTCGGAATTAGCATTCCCCTAGTGAGCAACGTTGCGCTTCCTCGTCTCGCGCAGGGCGCAGTCATCCCCCCAAACCGCGAATTTCTCGCCGTTCTCGGCGACCAGAAGAGCGGGACGAATATTGAGACGCCGCTGGCAACGATGGTGCAGGCCTTTAAGCAGGCCATGAACGATACCGGAGGCATGGGCGGCAGGCAGATCACGGTTGTTATGCAGCTCGACCACAGAGAACTTGGCCGCGCGGTGTATAACCTTAACAACGAGGAAACACAGCGCGTCGGCGTGAAGCTTGCGGGGGTGAAGGCATGACAAGCATTTTGAGCCTTGACGGCAAGGAGTATCCGAATCTGCATGTTGTGAGCCTAAAGCGTTCGTTTGCCGTCCTCGACGGCGACAACGCAGGCCGCGTCATGACTGGCGCGATGACCCGTGACATCATCGGCACGTACTACAATTACAGCATGGAGATCGATCCGGTATCCTCCGATCTCTCCGAATATGACGAATTTTATGAAGCGATTTCCGCCCCAGTAGACAGCCACGTTCTAACCGTCCCTTATGCACAGACTACGCTCACCTTTGACGCTTACGTCGCAAACGGCGAGGACGAGCTTGTATCCAAGTATGGCAGCCGCAATGATTGGCAGAACCTCGCGATTAATTTTGTCGCCATGAAGCCCAAGAGGACGCCAGTATGAGTGTAAAAGTTGTTTACGAGGACGTCGCAGTCGGCGCAGCTGACGCCGCGACCGTTGCGAGCAGCGACGCAAATGCATTTTCCATCATCCAAGATCTGCCGCACGGAACAAACCAGCTGTTAATCGAAACGAACGAGCTGAACCAGTGGATATTGGACGGCTCCCGGAAGATCCGCACGGCGGAGACTGCGGCGTTCTGGTCGGCGGAGCAGAGCAAGGCGGACTGCACCTTCGATACAAACCCGACGATTACTGTCACGCTGGACGGTGTATTTGCGTCCTCCGGCATCTTCTTTAACTTCGACGGCGGAGCAGGCGATTATTGCAGTGAGCTGACGCTTACGTGGTATAACGGTAATACAGTTGCGGCGACGCAGCAGTTCATGCCGGACGCGCAGAAATACTTCTGTGCAAAGCCTGTATCGGCTTATAACAAACTGGTAATTGAGATCACGAAGACAAGTTTGCCGTACCGGTACGCGAAGATTCGCCAGATCTTTTTTGGCATCGTTCGCGAGTTCGAACGGGCGGATCTGCGAAGCGTCAGTGTGACGGAGGGTATCAGCGTGATCTCGGACGACGTTGAAATCAACACGCTTGATTTCACGCTAGACGATTCCGATGATATCGAATTTATTTTCCAAGAGAAGCAGCCAGTAAGTGCCTATGACGGAAGCAATCTGATCGGCGTGTTTTACATCAAGAGTTCGTCCCGGTCGAGCGCTCGCCTGTACGACGTTTCGTGCCATGATGCGCTCGGCGTCCTCGACGACGAGCCGTTTTCCGCTGCAATCTACAGCGGCAAGAACGCAAAGGATCTGATCACAAGCATTCTCGGTGGGCACTTTTTGCTCGACATGGACGAGAGCCTGCAGGCCGAGACCGTCACAGGCTATATTCCGGACTGCACCTCTCGCGAAGCCTTGCAGCAGATCGCGTTTGCGCTCTGTGCAACTGTAGATACGAGCGGCAGCCGTGGGATCTGCGTGCGTAAGTTGACTACGGATACGGCAACAGAGATCCCACTTGACCGGCTCTATACGGGCGGAAGTGTGGACACCTCCGCGATTGTGACAGAGGTGCGCATCACGGCGCACAGCTATTCTACGTCCGGCAGTGGCGACAGCGTGACTGTTGGCGGAAAGACCTACTACCACACGACATCAGTCACGGAAAAAACCAATCCGGACGTCACCACCAGCACAAAACCGAACGTCATTGAGGTCAAGGACGCGACGCTGGTCAACCCCAGCAACGTCGCCACCGTGGCGCAGCACGTCTACGACTATTACATGCGCCGCCAGACGCACAGCGTGAAGATCGTTATGAAAGGCGAAGTTCCGGGCGATTACGTCGAGACCACAACGCCGTGGGGGACAAAGATCACCGGAACGATTACCGGCATGGGGATCCGGCTCAGCGGTATCGCGGCGGCGGACTGCGAGATTATTGGCACATAGAATGGAGGTGCGACATTTGGTACAGGGAGATTCTTACAACCTAATCGTTACCGTTAAAAATAAAGGGGAGCCACTGGACATTGCAACTATCAAGAAAGTAGAAATATCGCTGCTTTATTTGCAAAAAAGTTATCCGGGTGAAGTCAGATACGAAGACGGGAAATTTCTGTTTCCCCTCACCCAGCAGGAGACCTTCCGGCTCCCGAAACTCTGCCAGATGCAGGTGCGCGTGAAATTCAGGAGCGGGGACGTGATCGGCTCGGAGATCAAGCAGATCGACGTTGTGCATGCGCTTTCAAAGGCGGTGTTGTGATGGGCGGCATCGAATTTGAACTCAAGAATCGTGAACCGGTCGACGTTTCCTTTAATGTTTCCGTGCGCGCTGACAGCGGCACCGGCTGCGGATACAACATCGGCTCCGGCCTCAAACTCGACGCGGCCACCAATACCCTGTCCGTCGACACGGCGGAGGCAGTGGAGAAGGACAACACCAAGCCCGTAACCAGCGCCGCCGTCTATACCGAGGTCGGAAACATCAATGCCCTGCTGGCGACAATCTAAAGGAGTGATTTTATGAGCACACAGACGGAAATTACCAGACTGCAGACCGCGCGGAACAAGCTGCGCACATGGCTCGTCGGCCTCGGCCTTGCCGCGAGCACGGACAAACTCGACGCGCTGGCAGACAAGGCCGCCGCCATCAAGAATAACGGCGCGATCGATGCGCAGGTCAAGGAGGGCGAGAGCTACACTGTTCCGAAGGGCTATCACGACGGCACAGGTACGGTCAAGGGCGTCGGAGGCGGCGGCAATTACCAGCTGCAAGCCAAGACCGTCACGCCGACCAAGGAGCAGCAGGCGATCACGCCCGATCAGGGCTATTACGGCCTGTCCGGCGTCACCGTCGGCGCGATCCCGGAAAACTATCAGGACGTATCCGCGACAACGGCCGCGCCTGGCGACGTACTGGCGAACAAAGTCTTTATCGACGCAGACGGCGTGACGCAGGCAGGCACCATGCCGGACAACGGCGCAGTATCCAAGGTTCTGGACGCCACGACCGGCAATCAGGAATACACCGTCCCGGCGGGCAAGCACTCCGGCGCGGGCAAGGTATCTGTCGTGCTGGAAACCAAGTCCGCCACGCCTGCCGAGACCGCGCAGGACATCACGCCAACAAAGGGCAAAGTCCTCGGAAAAGTAACGGTAGGAGCGATTCCCGCCAAGTACAAAGACGTTTCCGGCGTGACCGCCGGAGCGGCTGACGTGCTGGACGGAAAATTCATTGTCGACGCGACTGGCGCGAAGATCGAGGGCACGATGGCCAACAACGGCGCGATCGCAAAGACCATCGACGGCCTCACACAGACAAGCGTCGCGGTCCCGGCGGGCTACACCTCCGGCGGCACGGTATCGCTGACCGACGCGATCGAAACGGCCCTCGCCGCAATCTAAGGAGGCAGGCATGAGCATCCAGAGCGAAATCGACCGCATTATCACGGCAGTCAGCGCGGCGTATGACGCGGTGGAATCCAAAGGCGGCACAGCCCCAGCGGCGCAGACCATTGAAAGCCTTGCTACAGCAGTCGGCACGATTTCGACCGGGATCGCGCTGCAGCTGATTGTAACGGTATCTGCCGGAGCGACGGTCACGGCGACAAACGGCTCAAAAACAATCAGCGGAACATCTGACAGCACCGGCGTTTGTACGCTTACTGTGCCGGAACCCGGCACATGGAGCGTATCTGCAACGCTGGGCGGGCAGACGTCCGACACAAAATCCGTATCCATCACGGACAGCTACGCGGTGGCGCTGACGTTCTTCTCCGCGACGATCACCGTAAACGTAGATGCCGGCGCGTCCGTCACGCTGAAAAAGGGCGGGACGACTATCGCAACAAAGACAAGCAACGGGACGGCGGTTTTCACCGTCACGGAGACGGGTACATACACTGTCGAGGCCACAAAGAACGGGCAGACTGTGAGCGGCTCCGTCAATGTTGTTTCCGGCACGACATCCTACACGCTGACGCTTTCTTTCGTAAGCTCCACGCTCAACGACAACGAGTGGAGCGTTATCAAGTCCGTTTCCGACGCGGGACAGGGCGCGAACTATTGGAGCATTGGTGACCGAAAGGCGGTCACGCTGAACGGCACGGTCGGTGCGCTGACGCTATCTAATTACACAACATATGTGTTTATCATCGGATTCAACCATAATGCCAATGTCGAGGGCACAAACCGCATCCATTTTCAGCTTGCAAAGACCGCGCTTTCCGGCGGTACGGACGTTGCCATCTGTGACAGCTATTACAATGGTGCGAGCGACGGTTTCCGAATGAATACCAACGACACAAACTCTGGCGGATGGAGAGCGTCGAATATGCGCAAGAGCGTCTGCGGCACAAGCCTGTCAAGCTACTCCGGCACGATTCTTGCCGTCATCCCGGCAGCACTCCGCACCGTACTGAAATCCGTGACGAAGTACACGAACAACACAGGCAACAGCAGCGCAGCCAGCGCGGTAACGGCAACGACAGATTACTTTTTCCTCCTGTCCGAGTACGAAGTATGCGGGGAACTCGTCGCCAGCAACACGAACGAAAAGAGCAAGCAGGCGCAGTATTTGTATTACAGCGCGGGCAACAGCAAAATCAAATACAATCACGGCGAGACAGGTACAGCCGTTAATTGGTGGTTGCGTTCCCCGGCTGCCAACGGACTCGACAGCTTTATGATGGTGTATAAGTACGGGTCAGCCACCTATTACCCCGCGGGCTACTCGTTTGGCTTTGCCCCCGGCTTTTGCGTATGAGGGACAAGCACATGGAGTATATCGTATATAAGCGGTTCCGTGGAGCGGGAATAGATGGGGAATTTAATCTCCGGTACGGAACGGCTGTAACGGAAGACGGAGGATTTCTGATCGCGCCGGACGGCAGACGGATATGTGCTGCGACGTCCGAGAACGGATGGGAGCATTTCAGGCCGAACACGCAGGAAGGTGCCGAGCGGCAGAAAATGCTTGAACGCCTCTATCAATGGTATTCAAAGCACGGCTGTGGTGAAGACTTTACGGATGAAAAATGGCCGGGGCAGGAAAACGGCTACTGGAAAAACCGGCTGCGGACCGCAAGCACAAGTCTGTTGAGGCAAATATACAAGGCAAAGATTGGAGGGAACGCATGTATATAATCACGAGCGAAGGGGCGTTTGCCGGATACGCGGACAGAGTTATCCCGATCAGGCTGCATCAAAACGGTTGCTATGTCCCATGCGGGGAGAGCGAAGCAGAAGGATTCTGCGCACAAAAGGCAATCACGCAGACGGATAAGGAAGGGAACGAATACCGAACGCTGGCCGATACAGTGTACCGGACGGAAGGACACGCAATGAAAGGAACAGAGCCGGTCGGAAGCTACAAACAGCATGGCGCAGCCGTTCCGCTGACCGAGGCGGAAGCCGCGCTTGCAGAATTGGAGGCAGTCTATGACGCAAGATAAATTGGAAAAGCTCAAGTCTGCCATCAAGGACGGCAAGCTGGTGCAGGAGGCGGGCGGCATCACCAGCACCCTGACGCAGTCGGACAAGCTAGGCTTCGACTGGCGCAACATCTACGTCAACAAGATCCTCGTCCGGCAGGAGTACGTTGAGCAGGCCGTGAAAGCCGGCACGGCGGACAACCCAATCGTGTGGGCCTCCGGCATGCCCCTCATCCAGAACGCGTACTACACGCACAACGGCGAGATCAAGGTCTGGATGGGCACGGCCGGGAAAAAGGCCGACTGGACAGACGCGGCCTTTGTGCCGATTTGATAGCGCAGAAGGGAGAAAGGCTGAACGTGCATGAGCACCATCATTGACATTCTGATCACCGACCGGACACAGGCGGACGTGGAGCGCGTCAAGGCACTGGCCGGGAAGGGCTTTGCGGCTATGACGGCAGACGAACAGGCGGAATGGCTGGCCGGGATGAAGGGCGCATACAACGTGAGCGATTTGAACCGTGTTGGCACGGCTCTGAACTATTTGACTGGGCGTCTCGCGCCGCTCTGTGGGAAGGATATCCAGTGGCCAGCTAAGACGGATTGGGGCCTGACGGACGTTATAACGGCGTCACAGGCCGCTGTATACCGGCAGCAGATACAGGATGTGCGAAACGCGCTGACGTATCCACCCGGAACGCCTGCTGCGCCGGAGATCGACCGGCTGACGTACACTGGCGCAAACGATATTGAGCGCATTTTGTCGCTGTGCGAAACGCTGATCGATAACATCATTAAGGCGTTTCGGTACACCGGCGCGGCGGAATGCGCCGCAGGAGGACTGATATGAAAGACAGACAACCGACACAGGTGCTGGCCAACGGCGCGATCCGATACGGCATTTACGGCGTCGACGGAACGCTCGACCGCTACGAATACATGAAGCGCGAGGACGAGCCCACCATCGAAGGTACGCCGCTCAATAAGGCAAATCTTTTATCCGACGTGACGGAGAATAAGATCTGGAACAACAAGGAGAAACCGACTGATCCGACCGTCAACGATGCGCTGTACGAGTTATCTAAAGGCACGGCGCGTATTGGCGACATCTCCATGACTGCCCGCGGGGATCGCTCGGCTTCGTGGCTCCCCTGCGATGGACGAGCGATCTCAAACGTCACGTATCCGGATCTGTACAACGTCTTGCGGACGGACGTAGACGCGGGAGACTGGGACGAAATTGAAGTCACGGGCATGATTGGCACGCACCCGTCGATCTCGTACGCGAATGGGCATTGGTTTATCGTAGCGAAAAGCGGGAACAACTACTCGTTGAAAGTCGCGACATCAGACAATCTTGAAACATTCACGGTTGCGAACATCAGCAACGTTGGAACAACACAAAAAACGGTGGTCGGATGCAGCAAAGTGCGCTACTACGATGGCAAATATGTATTTGCCTATTACACAACAAGCGGATCGCACAGGGTTTGCGTTATCTATGCAACGTCCCCGAACGGGCCGTGGACGGTTGCTGCAAATGAGTCCCTGAGCTCTCCGGAAAGCTACATAAATTGGGAGCCCGGAGAAGTGCTGATCTATGGCGGAATCTACTATGTTATGCATCCGAGATACGCAAAGGTACAGCAGCAGAGGTACATATGGGCATCCGATTTAGGCGGGAACTGGGACTACGGATCAATAACGCAGGAGTACGTCGGTTCGTTCGTGCAAGATGCAGAATATGGGCCTATTTATGCCAGCAAAAATGCTGGTGGCATGCAGAAGTTTATGGGCCTCGGCAGCACGCCGACTGCACTTCCGGCCCATTTTGGATACCCGGGCCCCGGCCTTGCGGTAAGCGGGAGCAAAATCGTTGTTGTAGAGGGAAACCAAATATCCTATTCGCTCGACGGCGGACAAACAATCGCCGGGACAACGGCGCTTGGTGGTACATATACCGACTCCGTCCGAAACATGGCGGTTTACAATGGCGACCTTCTTGCCGTTGCGCTTGAAAACTCCAATGGGCACTATATTGCCGTAATGAGTGCGCTGGATGCTGCGCCCGTGATTGCTTCGACCACATACAATGTTGCTGGGCTTGCGATCGGTGGGAACGTGGTTGCCGGTATCGTCGACACATCCTCAGATGAGCAAATTAAAATCCTGAGAAGGGATTTTTCCTACTCCGCAAAACGTATCCCCAACATCACCCCCGATGGCCGCAGTTATGCTTACATCAAAGCGCTGGAGGAATAAGCCATGCAGGACAGACACGGCACGAATGATCTTGCAAACGGCGCTGTGCGGTACGGCGTGTACGATGCGGACGGGAGCCTGCTGCGGTACGAGTGGATCCGGCCAGAGGATGAGCCGCTGGAAGCCGGTACGCCGCTGCTCAAAGCAAACCTTCTGACGGACGCCACCGCCGCAAAGGTCTGGCCTGCGGGCAACGCGCCCGCTGACCCGAAGATCGACGAAGCACTCGCCAAGCTTACCACGCCGCGCGCCCGCCCCGGCGACGTCGTAACGACTGCCCGATATCTCGATGAGACATGGCACGTCTGCGACGGATCGACGTTTTCCCAGACTGATTACCCGGCGCTGTACGCCGTTCTCGGTAGCACGACGCTGCCGGATATCAGCTATTCAAGCGACACCACGACATACATCAAAATGGTGGACGATTAGCCCGCCGGAAAGAGAAAGGTACATAATCAATGGATGCTGGAACCATCACTGCGATCATCTGCGCCGTCCTCGGCTCGTCCGCGCTGACGGCGGTAGTCAACGCCGCTATCAGTGCAAGACAGAAAAAGCAGGACAAGTCCGATAATCAAAACACCCACCTTGCAGAGATCGACAAGAAGCTCGATCGGATGCAGCAACATCAGGCGGAGCAGTATTTGTCCATCCTGCGGCTGACAATCATGTCAGAGGAGATGCCAATGTCTGAGCGCCTGATCGCGGGGCAGAAGTATGTGAAGCTTGGCGGAAACGGCGATGTAAAAGCTTTCTTGCACCAGCTTGAAAAACAGTGCGAACACAATGGAGTTTAGTAAAAAGTGGATGCTCGGCAGCGCGCTCGTCAGCCTCGCGCTGATCATCGCCTGCGCTGCAGGCGCGGAGCTGACGGAAATCACGCTTGCCGCTATGGCCGAGACCACGGCCAGCACAGGGTTTTACCTCTGGAAAGCAAAAAACGAAAACCGCGCGAAGTACGCGCAGAAGTACATGGATAAATGGGCCGAGAAATACGGCCCGGAAGCGGCAGCACGCATCGCGGAGATCGTGCTGAAGGATTGAAAGGAGCATACATATGGAAAACATCAAGAAGCGGCTTGGCAATCTGCTGAGCGTCAAATCCCTCGTCACGCTCGGCCTGACCATTATCTTCGCCGTCCTCGCCCTGCGCGGCGATATCACCGGAAAGGACTTTCTAACGATCTTCCTGACGGTCATCACGTTCTATTTCGGCACGCAGAGCCAGAAAGCGCAGGACGCCATCGATGCGGCAGGCAAACCGCAGGAGGACGCGCAGAAATGAGCATCATGAAAGCCTCCGAGCTCGTCAGGCGGCACATCGACGTCGCGAAGAATTACAAGACCGTTTATATGTGGGGCTGCTTTGGCTCGCCGGTCACGGATGGGATCATCGCAGAGAAGGCCAAACAATACCCGGACTGGTACGACGCCGCAAAACAGGCCAGATTCCGCGGGCTGATCGGGAAGGGCTACTTTGGCTTTGACTGCGTGAATCTCACAAAGGGGATCCTGTGGGGATGGAACGGCAACAAAAACGCCTACCACGGCGGCGCCCGATACGCCGGAAACGCCGTCCCGGACGTCTCTGCCGACGGCATGATCGCCAAATGCAAGGACGTATCCGCATCCGGCTGGGACAAGCTCGTCCCGGGCGAAGGCCTGTGGATGCCCGGCCACTGGGGGCTGTACATCGGAGACGGCTTGGCCGTTGAGTGTACGCCCATCTGGGATAATGGCGTGCAGATCACCGGCGTCGGCAACATCGGCGTCAAGGGCGGCTACAACAGCCGTGTATGGCAGAAGCACGGCAGGCTCCCGTGGGTGGACTACGACACGGAAACCGTTGACAAGGCCGTCGAGGACGCTAAGAAGACCATCAAGGCAAAGGCCGGACTTGCGGACAACACGATCAAATATCTCGCCGACTACAAGTACGGCGATGATCTCCTAAAAAAACTGGCTGCGGCTATGAAGTAAGGAGGCGGCGCGATGGCACCGCATGCACGAGTTAATCTGCCGCCGGAGCTTGGCAGGCTGACGCGGAAGGACATGGAGGCTGTGATCTATCAGGCCAATCTTGGACGCGAGAACTCGCAGATCGCGCAGCTTTACTTCGTAGACAAGCTCCCGCAAGTGGACGTTGCGACAGAATTGTATCTTGGCCGCGCCACCGTGCAGCGCCGCCTGCCGGAGATCATGGCGCGGATGAAGGCTGCGTCCGGCAGTCTTCCAAACTGAGCGGAAATGATGCACAAGTGATACGAAGCTGAGGCACATCAAAACGCAAAAAAGCCCATACTGGACACATCAAAGGAGTGTTCGGTATGGGCTTTTCTTATTTCAATCCAAATCCCGCCGGGCGGCAGGTCGGGGACTGCACTGTTCGAGCAATCGCAAAGGCGACGGGGAAAAGCTGGGATGAAATATATATCGGGCTGTGCTTGCAAGGTCTGATCTTGGGCGATCTTCCGAGTGCAAACAGTGTATGGGGTGCATACCTCCGGCAGCATGGTTTTACCCGGAACGTGATACCGGACACCTGCCCGGATTGCTACACGGTCGACAGGTTTGCCGATGAGCACCCGCGCGGGACGTATATTCTCGCCCTCTCTGGGCATGTAGTGTGCGTGCAGGATGGGACGATCTATGACAGCTGGAATAGCGAGGACGAAATCCCGCTTTATTACTGGGTAAAAGAAACGGAGGAATGAACATGGCATATCCCTATTTCAATCCCTATTATCAGCAGCCGATGCCGGATAACCTCATGCAGATGCGGCAGATGCAGCAGCCACAGATGCAGCCCATGCAGCAGCCTATGTCGCAGCCAGTGCAACAGAACCCCATCGCGCAGAGCGGCGTGCAGTGGGTAAGCGGCGAGCAGGAGGCAAGGGGTTATCTCATCGCGCCAAACTCCGCTGTGGCGCTGTGGGATTCTACCGCGCCGACTGTGTATCTCAAGCAGGCGGATGCAAGTGGAAAGCCGACGCTCAAGATTTATGACCTCGTAGAACGCACAGAAACGGCCCCTAACGCGCCACAAAAGCCGGGCGTGGAATTTGTCACCCGCGAGGAGTTCGACCGTCTAGCGGCGCTTGTGGGCGAAATAAAGGGTAAAAAGAAGCGCAAGGTAGAGAGGAGGACGAGGACGATGACTAATCCGTTCATGGCCGCGCTGGGCGGCGGGCAGATGCCGATGGGCAATTTTGCACAGATGGTGCAGCAGTTCAACCAGTTCAAAGCAAATTTCAAAGGCGACCCCAAAGCCGAGGTCGAAAAGCTCTTGCAGAGTGGTAGGCTAAACCAGCAGCAGCTCAATCAGCTACAGCAGATGGCGAAGCAGTTTCAAAGCCTGATGCAGTAATCATCAACATAAATCAACATCGTGGCCACGATTTGATGAATAAAAATTTTTCAAAGGAGTGATACTATGTCTCTTTCTGACGGCGGCGTTCAGGCCACTATGCCTGTTGCGCCAACCGGCATGATGAACAGCGGCTTTGGCGGCTTCGGTGGCGATGGCGCGTGGTGGATCATCATTCTTTTCCTGTTTGTTTTCTGCGGCTGGGGAAACAACGGCTGGGGAAACAACGGCAACAGCGGTGCTGCTGACAATTACGTCCTTGCAAGCGATTTTGCCACTCTTCAGCGCCAGATCGACAGCGCAGCATCGACGATCGAACGTAAAAGCGACATTACGCAGCAGGGCATCTGCGATGGCTTCTACTCCATGAACACTACGCTGCTGAACGGCTTTGCGGGCGTCAATCAGAACATGAACAGCGGTTTCCAGAATGCCGAGCTTTCCCGCTGCAACCAGCAGGCAGCTCTCATGCAGCAGCTCAACGCCATGCAGATGCAGGCCGCAGATTGCTGCTGCGAAAACCGTGCAGCTATCGCCCAGGTGCGCTACGACATGGCGACGCAGGCGTGCGACACGCGCAACACCGTGCAGAACGCCACGCGCGACATCATTGACGCGAACAACCAGAACAGCCGCGCCATCCTCGACTTCCTGACGCAAAGCAAGCTGTCCGACCTCCAGACCGAGAATCAGAATCTGAAGCTGGCGGCATCTCAGGCCGCGCAGAACAACTATCTGATCTCGCAGCTGCGTCCGTGCCCTTCGCCTGCCTACATTACTTGTAACCCGTGGGCAGGCAGCGGTTACGGCGGCTGTGGCTGCAATCAGGGTTGTGGCTGCTGACAACTGCATAGCATAGCTTTTTCGTGACCTCACGAAAATGGTCGGCCCCGTGCCGATACTAACAACAACGCGGCGGGGCAATAGCCCTGCCGCTGTATTTTTATGAAAGGAATGATTTTATGGCTGAATTTACATCATCCGGGATTCAAACTGTCACCGCTGGGCAGAACGTCCCTCTGATCTCCACGGCGGCTTGTGGAAAGCCGTGCATCGTACATCGCGAAGGAAGCGGGCTTGTTACGCTGCGTGGTCTGACGCAGCAATGCAAGGCGAAGTTCCGCGTATCCTTTGGTGCTAATATCGCCGTCCCTACAGGCGGAACAGTAGGTGCCATTACCGCTGCGCTTGCAATCAACGGCGAACCTCTGAGCAGCGCCACAGCGACCGTAACCCCTGCGGCTGTTGAGAACTATTTCAACATCTTCGTTTCCGCATTCGTGGAAGTCCCGCGCGGCTGCTGCCTGACAGTAGCGGCGAAGAACACCAGCGTGCAGGCGGTAAGTTTCGCAAATAGCAATATGATCGTCGAGCGCGTATCGTGAAAGGAGAATGCAATATGTACGATTTGAGAAACCTGCGTGAAATGCTCTGCAAAGAGCTTGACGAAATCGCCGACAAGCGCGAAATGTCTGCGGGCGATCTGGACGCGATCCAGAAGCTGACGAGCTCCATCAAAAACGCCTATAAGATTGAAATGCTTGAGGACGGCGGATACTCCCGCGACGGCGAATGGGAATCGGATATGCGCGGCACATATGGACGCGGAAGTTCATACCGTGGGCGCCGCCGCGACGCAATGGGCCGCTACAGCCGCACCGACGCCCGCGAGCACATGCATGCGCAGCTGGAGGATATGATGCGCGACGCGGACGACGATAAAACCCGCGAAGCGATCCGCCGCTGCATGGAGCAGATCGAGCGGGCATAAGGAGGAACTATGCTGGATGAACGTGAAATCCGAAAGGAGATAGCCAGACTGGAATACGAAGAATCCAGCTATCGGAACTATGCGAAGCTTGCCGACCTCTATGCCATCCGCAGGGAGATGCATGGCGGCAGTGAGATTGTGGGTGCTTACTCTGCTGCTGCACCTCCTGAACCATCCGAACGGTACACCGTTGGCGAATATGGGGATAGTGATTTTTTGCTTGCCGTATCAGGCAAGGATCCTACTAGGGTATGGCCGATCATCGACGAGCTTATGGATACGCTGTCGATGGTGAACAAGCGCGTGTATGATTCTGTTATGCGAAAGATCGACATGATCTAACCTGTAAGCTACATTTTAAGCTACAAAAGCAGAAACGCGCTGTGATACCAATGGCTTTTGATCCCCTGCTAAGGGAGTAGGCGTCTAAAAAGCGCGCGAGAGTTCAAATCTCTCCTTCCGCGCCAAAGTACCGCATTTGACCTGATTTTAAGTCAAATGCGGTACTTTTTTTATTATTTTATCCATGAAATGCTACACAAGTTGATTTTGGAAAGTCACATCGTATCATGCACGGTTCTATAAAATTGTATTCTGTAAGCTACATTATATGATACATAAAATCAGCCTTTCTCGATTTTGTTAATCGCGGCAACCATGCCCTCTGTGTTCGGGTGAACATACCTCTGCGTTGTTGTGATTTTCGCGTGGCGCATGATCTCCTTGATTGTAAACGGATCGATGTTCTTCATTGCAAGCGCGGTCGCGGTCGTGTGCCGACAGGCGTACGGCGGGAGGCGCTTCACTCCAGCCTGCTCCAAGCATTCGTAATATCTTGCATAAAAGTTGTCTTCGTTCATGCAGCATATCTTACCGACCTTCGATTTGCTTTCATCGCAGAGCTGCTGGAAAACAGGAGCGACAAAATCAGGAAACACCATAGGCGTTTCCTTCCGTTTTTTTGTCTTGAGGCCGCTATTTACGATCTCATTTTTGTCAAAGTCGATCATACTCTTATCCAGCTTTCGGAGCTCTCCCGGCATCATGCCCGTGTATATCATTGCGAGGATAAACCCAGCAAAATTGTTTTTCGGGTACACTTTCCAGATCTTTTTTACGTCGTCCTCCGAGAACGGCTCTGGCGATTTTTCCTCCAGCTTCGGAAGTTTGACGAATTTTGAAAGATTGACTGTTGTCTGCTTTTCAGCGATGGCAAGATTGAAGCAGTGTGACAGGACTGTTTTCATGTCTCTGCGTGTATAGTAAGTGCTGGCTTTCCGGTCGACCACATCCTGAATCTGGCCGATCGTCAGTGCGTCAATCTCACAGTCCGCAATTTCTTCCAGACGTTCAAATGCTTTGTCTGCTGCGCCCTGCCGGTCGTGGGAGAGGGACAAATAATCGCCCTTTAAGTATGTTTTATAATATTCTCGCAAGGTAGGGCTCCGTTTTTCTTTCTGCGGCGGGTTCGCAGCGTATTGAAGTGCGGCCCGTTTTGTTGCGAAGCCGCCCTTTGTCTTCGTTTTCTGATGCAGTTTGTCGTTCTCATCGAGATATATTCCGACAGTCCACCGCGCCGTCCAGGTCTTGCCGCGTTGATAAGCGCTACCTTGCCCGTTCCCGCGAGACTTTGCGCGCGGCTTCTCTGTCTGTTTCTTTCCGCACCAGCAACAGTAGGGCGCGCCGTCTGGAATCCCTTTTTTACACTTGATGCACTCCATGTTTCCCTCCACGTTCTTTTCGGATCGCGTAGAAAGTAATTGCCGAAGCCAGCGCTGAACCTACGATCAGGGCAATGCAAACCCATGCAGCTACGGACAAATCTCCATCGCGAATGAGGCCTGCGTTCCGACTCTGTGCATCCGTTACAAGGCAGGCAATCAGAGAAAAAGAGAGCAGCATACAAAACAGGGCGAGGACGTAACACATTGTATGTGTAGACTTTATCTGTGCGCTTTGCGCGGCCGCTGTTGCCTCCAGCTTGGCGTTTTCAAGCTCGACATGATGGATCTGCTTGGTCAGCTTTTCCGGGCTCCCGACGGGATTTTCAAGGCCGAACAGCTCGTCGAGCGACAGGCCAAGCGCTTTACATATTGCGGCCGAGTTATAAAGCCGTGGATCCGCTTGTGTTCCAGCATATAATCGGCTCACGGTGGAGAAGGAAACTCCGGACTTTTCCGACAGCTCCTCCAGCGTCATTCCGCTATGATCTTTCGCATTTCTGATTTTCCCATGATACGCGCCGATAAACGGCGCGAGTTCCTGTATTGCGGACATTGGTGCGCCTCCAATTGCAGATTGTATTGTTATTTCTTACATTTTCCGTGTGAAAACGCAAACTATGAGAAGAAAACGCAAAACTCGAGCTTTTTTTACAAACATTATCTGGTACAATGAAAACGTAGCAGATAGTTCCTGAATCCGGCATCTGCTGAAATGGCCCCACCGTATGTTCCAGATACGATGGGGCCGGCCAAACAGAATATTGTATTACATTATCAGCCCCATAAACGTCTTTTTTCATTTTCTGTACGCCCAAAAACAGGCGGCATTTTTGTCGAGGACTTCCAATCAACGAATTAGAACGAAAGTTCTAAAATATACAACATCGGAGGAACGAATATGAAAAGCATCAATGTTCGGCTGGATAACGGGCAGGTAAATGTCATCGTCGACGGCGCGCTGTTCCAGGATGTGCATAGTCTGAGCCTTGATTATATCAAGGGGCTTCCTATGCTATTTTCCTGCGTCTCAGATGTTGGTGAGGAGCAGGACAAACGGCGGGAGCCGAGGATCCTGCATTAGTCATAGTACTCCATTCGCATGGACGGTATTGTGACTGTATTTCCGAGTACGGCAATATAAGTTTCGACGCCGTTGCATTCTCCATAGCATGTAATGCGATCGTTCTCTAGGATACGGCTTTCCCCTTCCGGTCGCGTGTATGTGACGTACCAGATTCCGTATTCGGTTTGTACGCGGAGCGTAACTGAATCTAGGATTCCTTCCTGCACCTGAATGACAGTTCCGTTGATTACGGTTTTTCTACCCTTGTATTCGTCTGGGTTTCTGGAAATTCCGGAGTAGGAAAGATCTTCGCACTGAGCAATGTATTCTTCACGTGTGAGCTCCGGAGACTTACCGTCAGCACCCTGCGTGCTGGTATCTTGCGAAGCCATGCCGATACACATGAAGATAAACAAAACGCCGAAAACGGCAACTAGTATTTTCCCAATCGGCGACAGCTTCTTGCGATGTTTCGCGCCGCAGGATGGACAACGCTTGACGCTTGCGCTGATCTGCGCACCGCACGTCTTGCATACGCTCTTTCTGTTTGGAGTCTGACAGTACGGACAACGCTTCATCTTTTCGTCAAACTCTTCCCCGCACCGCGGACATGTCACATAATAGATTTGCTTCTGCATACAACATCACCCTCCATATATTTTGGCAATACTTGTATGGTATCATCAAAACGAAACAGCAGCAATGCCGAACCTGCACAAAAATAGACGTTGAAATTTGGAAGTTTGGAGATAGGAGGCCGCAATGCTGGAAAATTTACAGGAAGTGTGCTATGATAGCAGCCAGATAGAGCGGATCCGCACACAGCTAAAGCGGATCGTGTTAGAACTTTCGGTTGAAGAACAGGAAGAACTTTTGAGAATGATTAAGGAGGGTATGCATGAGTAAGCCGTTCACTCCGATTCATGTAATGACTGAAGCGTTTCGGAAAGCCATGTGTGATATTGTTGCAAAAGAGCGAGAGAAACGGCAACAGAGCACGACGCAAGAGCAGACACCTGCTCCGCAGAAAACGGGAGAGAATTGCCCGCAGTAAATGCAGTTAACGCATTTTCAAAGTCATATGCTGCGGCCTCGATGTCGAGCTGCGCTTTGAAATCTGAAAAAGACGGAATTTTCATGCTTGCCCCCTCTGGCTTTTCAAATACCGGATATATTTGATCACGTCAGCGAGTTCTTCGCCGGACGCAGAATCCAGAAAGTCTAATATCTCCTGCGCGGCAAGACTCACCGCCTCGTCCTTCGGGACGGGGTCTTTTTTTATGCCTGCAGACGGGTCACCGTAAAGCAAGTACTCAACAGAAACATTGAAATAGTCTGCAACCTTTTTGACTTTGTCTGGACTGGGCGCGTGGTCATCCCACTTTGCCATTGACCCGCGTGTAAGACCGCATTCCTGCTCCAACTTGTTAATGGAAAGCTTTTCGTGTTGCTTTCGAAGTTCGCCGATTCTGCTGAGTATTGACATAGGATAGTCCTCAAAGAAATTTACGAATAAATTCGTAAAAACATCTTGACAATTACGAAAATATTCGTATAATGAAAAGTACAAACGGGCGCAACAAACCAGCCACAAAGGAATTGCCCCTGTAGCGGAAATGTTTACTTTTGCTGACAACGATAGTTTAGAACATTTTCGCAACTTTGTCAATAAGGAGGGAGAAAATGCTCTTAGAAAACATCAAGAAACTTTGCGCATCACGCAATATTTCGCTTTCTGCACTTGAAAAGACACTTGGCTTTGGCAATAGCACGATTGCAAAATGGGCGGATTGTAGTCCGACAGTCGAAAAACTATCGCTCGTTGCCGACTATTTCGGCGTATCGGTCGATTCACTGCTGCAGAAGCCGGGGAAAAGGAGGGACACGAAGTGCCATTGACCATCAATGATATCCGGGCAATGTCAAAGCCCACAATCCTCGCAAGCGAGGCGGCGCAGGTGCTCGGCTGCGATCCGCAGTGGATCCGCCTAATGGCGCGGGAACGGCCTGAAAAGCTGGGCTTCCCGGTCTGCTGCACAAGCAAGCACAGAGTGAAGATCCCGAGAGAACCATTCATTAAATTTGTTGGAGGAGAGCTATGAGAGAGGAAACCACTGAAGAACGTCAGGAACGGCTGTGGGACGAGCTGCAGTACCGCAAGACGTTGCGGCGGGTGGCAAAGGTATGCAGCCTGTGGGTCGGCGGCGTGGCGTTCGCGATGGCCGTGATCGCCGGATACGCGGAGCTTACGGACGCCGCCGTGATCACCGGCGCGATCGCACTCGGCTGCACGACGTTCGGGGTGCTGTGATGGATGAGATCGGCAAAGCGGCGCTGACCATGACGCCCTGTGAGATCTGCGCAATGCTCGACGCGAAGCGCTGTTACCGCCCGACCGAGGACGCTTATGGCTGCGGAATTTATGCCGAGATCATCTGCGCACAGTGGGACGCGACGTGCAAGCTCATCCGTGAGCGAACGAAAAAGAAATGACCCCTGCCGCGCTGCAACGCGACAGAGGCCGACAGAAAAACTATGTCGCCCTCATTATAGGGCAGAAAGGAACCTATGTCAAGTTTAACGGATTCCCGCGTCCGGCATGGGTCGAAAGCCTGTGTCGACGCAGTTCATCGGGCTGACTACCCGAAATTCAACAAATGCCTGCTTTCGCAGTGCGAAGCACCGGAGAAATACGGTGTGCAGCTCGTCCCGGAGGCTGCGGCGGCAATCAAGGCGCTGGACGCGCCGAAGAACCGCGCCGACCGGCGGAAGAAGACAAACCGGTATTATTTCCGCCTGACGGACGATCAGGCGAAGAAGCTGGACAGGTTGCTGAAAAAGCTCGGCTATTCCACGGTGCAGAGCTTTTGCGAGGCGATGATCAGGCAGGAGGCGAACCGGAATGGCGTATGACGGCGAAAATCTGTACTTGAGCATTCCGGAGCCGAAGTATGAGCCGGACGAGCCGGAGGACGAAGATCGTTATTTATTCCCGCCGCTGTGGCTGGTGGGGTTGATGAAACAGGAGGGCGAATAGAGTGCTTGAAATGATCTCAACCGCGAACATGAGCCGCGAGGCGTGGCTAGAGGAACGCCGAAAGTCTATCGGCGGCAGTGATGCAGCGGCGATTGTCGGCATGGGCCGGTATGCGAGCCCATACACCGTATGGATGGACAAAACCGGGCGGCTGCCTGAAAAGGAAGACACCGAGGCAATGCGGATCGGGCGCGACCTGGAATCATACGTTGCTTCCAGATTCGAGGAATCTAGCGGTAAGAAAGTCCGGAAATGCAACTATATTATGCGCAACCCTGCGTACCCGTGGGCGCATGCCGACATTGACCGGCGGCTTGTCGGAGAGGACGCCGGGCTTGAATGTAAGACAACCTCCACATTAGATATCCGGCAGTTCAACGGTGTGGATTTCCCGGAGAAATATTATTGCCAGTGCGTGCATTATCTGGCCGTCACCGGCCTTGACCGTTGGTATTTAGCGGTGCTCGTCTTCGGGCGCGGATTTTTTACATACACGCTGGAACGCGACGAGGCGGAAATCTCCGCGCTGATGGAGGCGGAGAAGCTTTTCTGGCGGTGCGTCGAGGAAGACACCCCGCCTGCACCGGACGGCTCGGAGGCGACGACGGACGCGATCAGCACGGTTTATGCCAATAGCAGCGGCGAACAGCTTGATTTGTTTGGACGCGAACAGCTGCTGTCTGAGTATATGCAGATCAAACGTCAGGCGGCGGCACTGGCGGAGCGCAGCCGAGAGATTGAAAACACGATCAAGCTCGATATGGGTACGGCAGAGCGGGCCGCCTGCAACGGCTACAACGTCTCTTGGAAGCAGCAAAACCGGCAGACGTTCCAGCCCAAGGCCTTTAAGGATGCATACCCGGATATCGATTTGACGCCGTTCTATAAAACGGTGCAGGCCCGGCCATTCAAAATTACAGAAATGAAACAGGAGGAAGAATCATGAACAAAATCCAGCAGGCAACCGCGCAGACGGCTATGAAGGCACAGAGCGGCGGAAATCCGACAATGCAGCAGTATATCAAGCAGATGGAGGGTGAGATCAAGAAAGCGCTTCCCTCCGTTATGACGCCGGAGCGGTTCACGCGGATCACGCTTTCCGCGCTTTCCACAAATCCGAAGCTGGCGCAGTGTACGCCGCAATCCTTCCTCGGCGCAATGATGACTGCCGCGCAGCTTGGCTTGGAGCCGAACACGCCGCTTGGGCAGGCATACTTGATCCCGTATTGGAACGGGAAACAGAACCGCCTTGAATGTCAGTTCCAGCTTGGGTACAAAGGCATGATTGATCTGGCATACCGCTCCGGCGAGATCCAGACGATCCAAGCACAGGTCGGACACGCGAACGATACACTGATTGCCGAGTATGGCACAGAATGCAGCCTGAAATTTATCCCGAAGCTGAACGGAGATCGCGGCGACCCGGTGAACGTCTGGGCGATGTTCAAAACAAAGGACGGCGGCTACGGTTTCGAGATCATGACACTGGACGATGTTCGCGCCCATGCGCAGAAGTACAGCAAGGCATTCGGTTCCGGCCCGTGGCAGACCAACTTTGAAGAGATGGCAAAGAAGACCGTTCTGAAAAAGGTTCTGAAGTATGCCCCGATGAAGTCTGAATTTGTTCGGCAGATCGCGCAGGACAGCACAGTCAAGACGGAGATCAGCGACGATATGTTCAGCGTTCCAACTGTTGTCGCAGATGCGGAAATGGTCGACGATATGCCTGTTGATCAGACTACAGGTGAGGTAATGGAGGGCAACACAAATGTTGAATGAAGTAACGTTGATGGGCCGACTGACCCGTGACCCGGAGATCCGCATGACACAGAGCGGCACAACCGCAGCAAGCTTTGCACTGGCTTGCGAACGTGACTACGCGCCGCAGGGACAGGACAAAGTTACGGACTTTTTTGATATTGCCACGTTTGGCAAAACCGCTGATTTCGTCGGCCAGTATTTTGCCAAAGGGCAGCTCGTGGCAATCAAAGGCCGTCTGCAGCAGCGCGACTGGACAGACAAGCAGGGCAATAAACGCCGCACGACGGAGATCCTTGCAGATCGGTGCTATTTTGCCGAGAAGCGGCAGACGCCCGCAGCAGTACAGCCTGCGGATTTCTCGCAGCTCCCCAGCACAACGCCAGTTCCGTTTTCCGAACCGGATATGCCGCAGATGGAGATCGGCGACGAAAACGAGCTTCCGTTCTGAGGGCTGACGGATGGGAGAGAAAAAGGAATACGTCAAGCTGTGGCTGAGTTACAGGAGCTATTTCGAGGCGTACAGTGCCGCTGAGGTGGGGCGCTTGGTGCTGGCCGCGATGGATTATCGCGAGTCGGGAGCAGAGCCAGAGTTCAGCGGGAGTGAGCGTTTCATTTGGCCTGCGATTCGACGGGACATTGACGAATCCGTAGCGGCTCAAAAAGCCATCTCCGCGTCCAGAAGCGAAGCAGGAAAGCAGGGCGGTCGGCCTGAATCAGAAAAAGCAAATGCTTTTGATGAAAGCAACGAAAAGCAAAAAAAGCAAATGCTTTCCGAGGAAAGCAAAAAAAGCTATGGACAAAGGAAAAGGACAAAGGAAAAGGACATGGACAGTATTCTTTCCCCCCTACCCCCCACGCTGCGCGAAGCAGTTGAAAAATGGGTGACGTACAAGGGCGAACGACGGGAGGAGTATAAGCCTGTCGGCCTGCAAAGCCTTGTCACGCAGATCACGAAAGCCGCAGAGGAATATGGCGAGGCTGCAATGATCGACGTGATAACCCGCTCTATGGCCGCAAATTACAAGGGGATCGTGTTTGACTGGCTGAAAGAGGCCAGCACACGCCCTGCGTCGCTTGGCCGCGCTGCAAAGCCCGGCTACGGCGTGCAGGGGCACCATGATGAGCTGAATCCGTTGGAACGCGCTGCCGTGGACAGGGTGATGGGGCCTATATCGAAGGGGGCCGCTCGGATGCAACATGGCGTACAGCGCCACGGGGATGAGTTGGATACGATCCAGCAGGCGGCAATAGACCGGATGCTTGCGGAAAACGAGGAGGATAAGACATGAAAATGCTGGGAAAACTGGCAAGATCGCTGGCAGCTCGCTATGTCTGCCAGAACTGCGAGAAGGAAAAAGAACGAAGGGCCGTGGCCCATAATGCTACGAAATGTCTGGAACGCAACAGCCTTTTGGCCGAAAGCAATCAGGCCGCGTCCATCGAGATCCACCGCCTCGAAAAAGCGCTGGCGAAAGCAGAGCTGGAGCGCGACGTTGCACGTGAAATGCTGCTCGAGAGAAGCACGCCGGATACACGGCCGGGGGCGCTGGTATGAATAAAGATGTGATGTTTTCCAGCGCGACGGATTTGTGGGAAACGCCGCAGAGCTTTTTTGACGCGCTGAACGAAGAATTTGGCTTTGAAACGGACGTCTGCGCGCTGCCGGAGAATGCAAAATGCGCGCGGTATTTTACACCGGAGGACAACGGCCTTGCTCAGACGTGGACGGGCGTCTGCTGGTGTAACCCGCCGTATGGGCGGGAGATCGGGAAATGGGTGCAGAAAGCATCAATGTCCGCCAACAAAAATGGGGCAACCGTCGTCATGCTGCTGCCCGCGCGGACGGATACAAAGTGGTTTCATCGATACATATACGGGAAGGCGAAAATCCGCTTTATCGCCGGTCGGCTGAAATTCGGCGGCGGCAAGCACAACGCGCCGTTTCCAAGCATGGTTGTGGTATTCGGGCAGGAGGATAAGACATGAGATTTGTCTGCGACTGCTGCCACGATCTGACGAACATCGAGGCAGACCGGATGGAGATCCAGGGCGAGAAGCTGATGGTGTACAGCCGCGGGCGGCTGGTGTACATGGCGGATCTCGGCCAGATCATGCTGGCCAAGCTGACGCCGGGGAGGGATGAAAAGTGAGAGCTAACAAAGACGGCAGGTTCAGGAGCAGCGTGTATACGCAGCGACCGCCGTATGCAGATTTCGATGCGCCTGCGAAGTTTCAGGCAATTCAGAGCATCATCGCAAAGCGCCTGAAAGAGCATCCGAACGCGATGTGTTCGTACTCTGGAGGCAGCGACAGCGACATCATGATGCACATGATTGAGACCGCTCGGAAGATATTCCGCCTGCCGCCGATCAGATATTACTTTTTCGAGACGGGGCTTGAGATGGAGGCCACGCGCCGCCATGTGAAGGAAATGGCAGAGCTTTACGGCGTGGAGATCCAGACCGTCCGCCCGAAGAAAAACATCGTGCAGGCTACACGGGAATACGGGCAGCCGTTCGTCTCGAAGATCATGTCTGCCGGGCTGGAAGGCGTGCAAAAGAAGGGCATTCCGCTGAGCATCCACGAGGAATACAACAACGCAGAGGATAAGGCGGCGAAGCGCCAGGAGCTGAAAGAGCGGTATCCGGGCTGCGAAACGACGATCAATTTCCTTTGCTGCTGCAACTCGAAGGGCGAACCACGCCCGGATATTCAGCTGGTCATCAATTCAAGCAAGTACATGCTGGACTTCATCCGGGAAAATCCGATTCCGTTCCGGGTAAGCAACCATTGCTGCGACGTCTGCAAAAAGCAGCCTGCACATGAGATCGAAAAGCAGTTTGAGATGGTCATCACCGGCGAGCGCCGCGACGAAGGCGGAATGCGGTCTGTGCCACGCGGCGACAGCTCCAGTATGTGCTTTACGGAAACGGCAAAAGGCACATTCCGCCTCCGCCCGCTGTTTTACGTCTCGGACGCGGACAAGCAATGGTACAAGGATTACTATGGCCTCAAGTACTCGGACGCCTATGAAGTCTACGGCCTCAAGCGGACGGGCTGCTGCGGCTGCGCGATCTCTGCCAGAGCCGCAGCGGATCTGGAGCTGATCCGGCAATATGAGCCGAACGTCGTCAAGGCGGCGTGGGCGATCTTCGGCGACAGCTACCGCTATCGCGCTCTTTACAACGAGTACAAAGCCAAGCGCATGGAATCAGAAAAGGCGGCAAAGAAAGTGAAAGCCGTAACTGAGAATCTGCCGGGGCAGATGGTTTTTGAAGGAATGGAGAATATATGACAGAAAAAGAAATCGCACAGGCGCTGCGGTGCTGCGCCAAGGGGCTTGGACACGACGACGCGTGCGAAAACTGCAAGGTCGGAGAAACCCAAGATCGGCGGGAATACATCGAGTTTGCGGCTGCTAACGTGATCGAGCGCTTGTCCGCCGAGAACGCGGCACTGCGGGAGAAACAGAGGTGGATTCCAGTGGCGGAGCGGCTGCCGAAACCAGAGACAGATGTTTTGGCAGTTTGCAATCGAAACGGATACATTTTCGTGATACCGGCTATCTACGAGGACGGGAAGTTACTGACGCAGGAAAGTGCGTGGAACTGGAGCGACATCTACTGCTATGGCCTGTACGACGAGGAGGCGGATGATTACTACATCCCGGAGGGTTGGTGGGAGAACAGACAGTTTAATCCGGACGATGTGTACAACAACCCGGTAGACTGCGCAGTTACCCACTGGATGCCGCTGCCGGAAGCACAAGAGGAGGGTGGCACATGAGCTACGATATTTCGTTCAAGGTTAAAGTCGACGGAGTTGATGCATACGTCCCCGTTGGTACGTGCGACGCAAATGTAACGTGGAACGTTCGGAAGATTATTAAGAAGTCAACTGGACTGGAATGGAAGAACTGCCAGAACAACGGGCTTTGCGTGGATGTAATTCCAAAAATCGAGGCTGGTCTGAGAAAGTTGGAGCAGAACCCCGACAAGTTCGAAGAATACGAAGCACCGAACGGATGGGGAACGGTAAAAGGGACGGCACAATTTTTCCGGAACATTCTTAACGATTGGAATGATTTCCAGCGATGGTATGAAGAGCTTGTTCCGGTTGCGACGTTTTGGATTGAATAGGAGGGGCTATGGAACGATTAACGTTTGAAGGAAACTTCTGCGACATTGCGCAATGCCGCGAGCTGCCTTGCCCGTATGACGGAAGCTGCACGCAGAAGGAGGTATGGGGAAGGCTCAAGGCTTACGAGGACACGGGGCTTGAACCGGAAGCAGTGGAAACGGTTAAGCTTGCGCTATGTGCAAAACACATGGTTGATCTCGAAACGCTCAACAATACGCCAATCAGCAGGCTTGTAGAGCTTGCCGAGGCCGACAAGGACGGGCGCGTCAGGATCATGCCGGAAAGCCAGAACGAAACATGCGGGAATTGCGACAATTTCAAGCGCGAATCGGGAACCAGGCACGGGTTGTGCGCGAAGCGGCCGCACCCGCGCAACAGATACGGGAAAATAGATCGCAGCAGGAAATTTATTGTGTACCAGAACACACAGAGTTGCAAATTGTACACACCGCTCTGCCTCTGTGCAGAGCGGGCGATGAAGGGAAAAACATGACCAGAAAACGCGCAAGAAAGATCCTTATGTCTATCGGCACGAGCCGGAACCATGCAAACTGGGGGCTGACAGCAAAGCCGCGCTGGAAGACAAACGCCGGTGTGGTAGAGGATACGCTGACAATCACCCTGTACGCGAAGCTGCTGCGGAAGAAAATGGATGAGGGCAAAATAACGGAGGAACCCGCAATCCGGGCGGGAGCGATGGCAGCGAGTGAGCTTTGGCTAAAGGAGGTAAACCATGCCTGACGAATACATCAGCCGCGAAGCGGCGCGAGTACAAGCGGACGACACGCTCGAGGACGGAATCGTTTACGATTATACGTTCCGCTGCCCTGTCTGCGGCGTGAACGTCTATCTGCAAAATGAGCGGGCTGCGGTTTGCGCGCGGTAGTGCGAAAGGAGGAAGGTTCGGGTTTGAGAAAAGAAGCCTTAAGGATATTTTGGGAGGAGGCACAAATGAACAAACCAACGAATGCGGTTGAGATGCGGGAGCTGCTGCTGGATTACATTGACGCGCTGCTCTTGGGAGGGATCCCGAAAGTGGAGCTTGACCCGCCGAAGGAGGAAGCGGACATCGAAAAAACGGCTGTGGAGCTGGCGGAGCTGGCAAAGAGGGTGGAGAGCCTGCACACGGATGAATACCGGCTGCTGCTGGATGGCATATCCATCCTGTACGGCGAAAACCGGGGAACTGCGACGGAGCGCTGCTATGCGCTGTTCTGGCAGGTGCAGCAGATGAAGTCTGTTTCCGGACAACTTGAAAAATGCTTTGGGATGCTGCGGATGCTGGACTATGTGACAAATAAGACCAGGATGAGCCTTTGGCCGTCTGCTGCACTCGGAATTTAGGAGGGCAACATGAACACTAAAATTTTGAAAATCAAGGGCGATTGGCAGGAGGTCGTGGACACCTGCCGCGCCACTTCCGGCAAAGGCTCTTTGGGACATGAGCCGAGCGAGGACTTTAAGCGCCGAATTTTGATTGCTGAACACTCGCCGATTCGGCGGATCTCGGTATCGTGGGTTTGGCAAGGCATTAAGAGTTGGATTGCGACGCACTGGTCAAGGCACAAATGGGAGTGCTTTATCTCTACGCAGAGAACAGACCGAACCGGAACGCCGAGGGACAAGCTCCCGCAGGACGCGCCGGTGCTCTTCGAGGGAGAAGCGGCGCTGCATGAGATTCAGCCGGAGATCTCGGACGTTCTGGTACCTAACTGCATTTACCGGTGCGGATGCCCGGAGATGCAGACATGCGGTTTGTATGAGAGCTGGTCCCGCCTTCGACCGGAAGTCATGAGTACATACATCCAACACCGATACGACATCTACAACAGTATGTTTTGGAAAGCGAGGGCAAAACGTGGGAACGATTCTGGCGATTGACCCCGGCAATATTCAATCCGGCTATGTAATCGTAGAGCATGACGGCGAAGAGATCCGCCGCGTGCTGGACGCCGGGAAGAAATGCAACAATGAGCTGCTGCCGATGCTTGAGCGGAAGCTTTACGGGAACGGCTCCGACGTGGCAATCGAAATGATTGCTGGCATGGGCATGACGGTAGGCCAAGAGGTTTTCGATACTTGCGTCTGGATCGGACGGTTCTGGCAGACTGTATTGTGGCAGACTGGATATGCGCCGACGCGGATATACCGCCGGGAAGAAAAGCTGAATCTGTGCGGCTCGCTATCTGCCAAAGATGCAAACATCCGGCAGGCCCTCGTTGACCGCTACACGCTCGGACAGCCGAACTTCGGCAAGGGCACAAAGAAGGACCCCGGTTTCTTCTACGGTTTCTCGGCGGACATGTGGGCGGCTATGGCTGTGGCTGTGACGTATTTTGATAAATACATAAAGGGGGTAAAGCTTTGATGAGAGAGCCGGAGCGCTGCGCATACTGCGGCAATATCATCACCGGTAGCCGCAACAAGCGGATCAAGCTGCACTTCTGCAGCCGCGTATGCAGTGGCATGTACCACAAGCTGCACCCGGCCAACACGCGGCCGGGCAGCGGCCCGGAAACACAGTGGACGCCGGTGCAGATCGTGATCACGGCCGCAATCCCTGTATACCCAGAGCTGCAGCCGCAAGTCGGCAGGCGGTACAACGCGGAGCGGTACGCGGGCAGGCTGAATGCGATCTCGTATATCGTGGAGATCGGCGGGAAGCGGATCTGCGTCAGGAGGGACGAATGCAGGGAGATTTGAAAATTAGCCCGTATTCCGCGCCGTGCAAGGATTGCCCCGAAAAGGGCTGCGGGCCGAAGCATGCCACATGTGAGGCATACATAGCGTACCGCAAGGCTGCGGACGAGTACAACAAAAGCAAGGTAGAGCGCACAGAGCGCGGGATGGAAACAAGCGGCATGTCCGCCAGAGCGCGGAAATACGATCGGGCAAAACGTGAAGGGAGGGTACACTATTGATGGAACAGATTAAGGGGGCAAAGTACGACGAGGGCAAGCCGAGGCCGTCGCTTGTACCGGTAGAGGCAATCGAGGCAATCATGCAGGTGCGGGAGTTTGGCAAGGCAAAATACGCCGATGCAGAGGACTGGCGCAAGGTGCCGCGTGAGAAGTGGCTGGACGCCCTTCTGCGCCACGTTCTGCATATCTGGGATAATCCGCTGGCGCTCGACTATGAGAGCGGCTTACCGGCTCTGTGGCATATTATAACTAATGCTGCGTTTCTGTGCGCAGCGTACAAGGACGAGCTGCAGGCTTGCCAAAAGGAGGAGTTATGAGTAAGCCGCGCTACGGCTGGTGGCCATATGCAAAGTGGATGATCCGCAATTATAAGGGCGGCGGGCTGATGACGAAGTCCGAGCGTGCTGCCGTTGAGGAGGCAATCGCGGAGACAGAACAGCTCGTTGACGGCGCGGAGCGACTCCGGCTCATAGATTTGGTCCTTTGGAAGCGTACACACACCTTACAGGGCGCTGCGATGGCGGTTTATGTGTCCGAACGCACCGCACAGGAGTGGCACAGGCAATTTATTCGCCTTGTGGGGCAAAAAAGAGGGCTTTTATGAAAAAGTCTGCGTCCCAGAGCCAAATTTAACATTTACTATAAGGGCGTAGAGATCAACTCTACGCCCCTTTTCATCTGCACCGCAGCGTTCTGCGGAAACCTCCTCCTCCTGTTCTCGTGTTCTCCGGTGTGAATAAATATATTTATTCACACACGGAGACACGAGAACGAAAGAATGAGGCAGAAAGGAGCGGCTATGGCGAGTTTGCGCGCCCTTGCACACAAGCTGCAAACAGCGCTCTTGTACAACGGAATCAAAATAAAAATCAATCAAATGCAGACCTATTCCGCGAAAAATGACAGGATGGTGACGAAATACATGGTTTACGAATATCGACCTGATGAAAAGCCGAAGAATGTCACTCTGCTGGAAACGTACCAGATTGCGGATGTGGTGAAACTGCTGGCCGGACTTTACAGTGATGGCGGATGAAAAGCTTACGCTGAAGCAGAGACGATTCTGCGAAGAATATTTGAAATCCGGCAATGCCACAGAAGCGGCGAAAAAAGCGGGATATAGCCTGAAAACGGCCCCGTTCATCGGCGCTGAAAACCTAAAAAAACCTCAAATTTCTGCCTATATTGAGCGCAGGATGGGCGAACAAGAAGCGGCGCTGGTCGCTGACGCAAACGAGGTGCTGCAGTTTTATTCTGCTGTTATGCGCGGAGAGGTAAAGGACCAATTTGGAATGGACGCTTCGCTTTCCGACCGCCTGAAGGCTGCAGACAGTCTGGCGAAACGTCTTGCTGCGGCAGAACTTAAGCCAAACGCGGAAGATGCGGTGCGGGTGATTATCGATGTCTGATGTTCGGTTGTCAGAAAAAATCGGCCCTGCCTTTTATAGTGTGGCGCGTGACGTATTCCGGCACGGCCATACACACTACGACGAGAGCGGCGGGCGCGGCTCCCTGAAATCCTCGTTTGTGTCCATTATCGTTCCGACCCTGCTGATGCAGGAGGAAAACAAAAACTGTCATGCGTTGGTGCTTCGGAAGGTTGCGAATACCATTCGTGACAGCGTTTATGCACAGTATGTCTGGGCAATCGGGGAGCTCGGCGCGGCAGAATATTGGGAGGCGAAAGTCTCTCCGATGGAGCTGATTTATAAGCCTACAGGGCAGAAGATCATGTTCCGGGGCGCAGACGACCCGATGAAGATTAAATCCATCAAGGTCCCGTTTGGATATATTGCCGTGACGCACTTTGAAGAAAAAGACCAGTTCGCGGGGCGTGCGGAAATACGAACGATTTTGCAGTCGACAATGCGCGGCGGCTCTAAGTTCTGGAACTTTGAAAGCTATAACCCGCCGATCAGCCGCGACAACTGGGCAAACAAGGACAGCTCGGAAGAACGAGCCGACCGGCTGTGCCACAAGTCCACGTATCTGCAAGCACCGCCTGAATGGCTGGGAGAACAGTTTCTTGCAGAAGCGGAACACCTGAAAGCCACAGATGATCGGGCGTATCAGCATGAATACCTCGGTGTCCCGGTCGGAACCGGCGGCAATGTGTTTGACAGGCTCGAACTTCGGGAGATCACGGACGAAGAAGTTTCCAGATTCGATAAAATCTATCAGGGCGTGGATTTCGGATGGTTCCCAGACCCATTTGCATTTATCCGGCTGCATTACGACAAGGCAAGGGAAACAATTTACCTGCTTGACGAGATATACCAGAATAAACTTTCGAACGAGCAGAGCGCGACGATAATCAAACAGCGAGGATATGGAAATGTGCGCGTCATCTGTGACAGCGCGGAGCCAAAGAGCGTGGCTGACCTACGAGCAATGGGATTGCCTGCGTATGAGGCGGTCAAGGGACCCGGCTCGGTCGAATACGGCATGAAGTTCTTGCAGAGAAGAACGATTGTCATTGATAGAAAACGAACGCCACATGCCTACGATGAGTTCGTGGGCTACGAATATGAAAGAAACAAAGACGGCGATATTATCAGCGGATACCCGGACGCGAACAATCATCTGATTGACGCGACGCGGTACGCCTTAGAGCCTGTGAGCCGTAGAATGGGAGTTATTGCATGACGGTTATCGATAAATTAAAGGAACTCGGGTATACGACAATCCCAGAGGAATTTTATACATACGTGTCCCTTTGGAAGTCGTGGTACGTCGGCAAAGTCAAGGGGTTCCATCAGTACCGGCGATATAACGGACATAAGTGGACAAAGTGCAACCGTGCAAGCCTCGGTATGGCGAAAAAGGTTTGTGAGGACTGGGCAAACCTCCTGATGAATGAGAAGGTTCAGATTACGCTTGAAGGCCAGAAGGAGCAGGAGTTTATCGACAGAGTTCTGACGGCGAACAACTTCACGGTCAAGGCAAACGAAATGCAGGAAATGAAGTCAGCGCTCGGAACTGTGGCTTACATTCCTCGTGTGGTTGGGCAGGCCGTCAACGAAAGCGGTGAGATCGTGCCGGGGGATGTTTCCGGCATCGAGCTGGACTATGTGACGATTGAGCACATCTTTCCGCTGGCTTGGCAGAACGGGTTTATCACAGAGTGCGCGTTCGACAGCGTGGTCACGCGAGCGGGAAAGAATTACCTGTACTTGCAGATCCATCGGAAGGACGAAAACGGTCTTTACGTCATCGAGAATAGTATTTACAGATACGAAAACGAGACGTTTTCTGCAGCCCTGCTGACAGATGTTCCTGGGTTTGAGCGAATCCCACCGGTTGTGCATACAGGAAGCAACAAAAGACAGTTTGTCATTGACAGACCGAATATCGCAAACAATCTTGACTATCTGCTTCCAGTCGGTATTCCTGTGTACGCAAATGCGATTGATGTTCTGCGCGGCGTTGACTGTGCCTATGACTGCTACGTCAACGAGTTCGAAAACGGCCCAATGATGATGATGGTCAAAATGCCCGCTACAAGGTGGGAGGACGACGAACCGACGCTTGACGACAACGACCGGCGTTTCTATCTGCTTCCAGAGGATACGCAGCAAGGAAACGTCGTAGATACGATTTCCCCGACGCTCAGAACTGAGCAGCTGAATGTAGGGCTTCAAGACCAACTGAACGTATTGTCCAGTAAGTGCGGCTTCGGAGAGACTTACTATCGTTTTGACGGCGGCAGCGTGGCAACAGCTACGCAGGTTATCAGCGAGAACAGCACCATGTTCCGCACGATCAAAAAGCATGAGATTGTGCTGGAGCAGGCGCTTGTGGAGCTGTGCCGTATTCTGCTTCGGCTGGGAAACACAGCTATGAACGCCGGGCTGAATGAAGATGTGGAAATATCTATAGATTTCGATGACAGCATCATAGAAGACAAAGCTACTGATTTCTCCCGCGACATGCAGCTTCTCAGCGCAGGCATTATGAACGATTGGGAGTTCCGCATGAAGTGGATGAATGAGGACGAGGCGACCGCAAAGGCGGCTCTGCCGAAGATGCAGGAAATGACGACCGAAGGACAACAGGAGGTAGAGTAATGGGCGGTAGAGGTGGAAGTGGAGCCGGTGGCGGCGCTGGAGCCGGAGAATTTGGGCGTGGGCGCGGTATGAGCCTTGCGCGCTTTTTGTCACAGCAGGATATTAACCGAGCAAACGCTGCGTCTGTCACTGATATGGGCGATATTATCAGGCGCACATTCGAGCGCAACGCTGCTGAAATCAATGGGCTTGAGCTGTCGGACGCTGAAAAGAAAGACGCAGTAAAGCAGATGGCAACTCTCGCAACAACGGCGCTAAAAACGGCGGCAGGAGCAGTCAATCCTTATGCAAGCGGGCCTGCGCGCCTGACAACGGCGCAGAAAACAGGAAGCGCCGCAGACAGAGCGGCGAGAGCGCGCGGTGAAATGGATAGCTACATGCGGAAATTGCGTGAC